GCCCGTTACCAATGCCGGGGAAGTTGACGTGGAACACACGTCCATCTTCACAGGCTACCTTATGCAGCTCGTCAGCGCTGCGCTTGATGAGGTCCAGGTCAGCTGCATCACTGAAGTGATACTTGACTTGGAACGCACCGAGGCTGAGACCACTGACCTTGTCAGTGATCACACCGATGTTGTACTCACCGAGATGCTGGATGCGCCTGCCCAGCTCGTACGGTATCTTGGGATACAGCGTAGCGAGCTGCTTGGCGGCACCACGACCCATCACCAACGCTCCATCGTTGCGGATGTAGCTGTTGGTGGTGACGAGGTAGATGTCACCGGTGATGATGTTGGCGAGCATGTCGCCATACTTGTTAATCATGCGATGTACTCCTCTATGCGAGTCAATACATCAGGGTCAGCCATGTTGCAGACCTCGATGCCCTTGTCGATTGCAATGCGCAGTGCTTGGCCAGTGCCACCAGTGACGGCAGCATCAGGTGTCCAGCACACTACCATCGAACTTGGCTTGAGCAAGGCCTTGCCAAGCATCTGATAGCAGTTGCGCCCATGAAACTTTCGTGCGGCAGGGCCACAGCGATTCCAGGCCGGGTGATACCTCTCGGCCATCTCAAAGGCAGCAGGTAGTACGTTGCACAAGTTAGACGAGTTGCCGTTAAAGCCACGCCAAGGCAGGTAGATCTCCTTGTTGGCAGGATCAACAACACCACGTTCGAACGCAGTGTCGGCACCATTGGCACCACCACTGCGCAGAACCCAGCCGTCCTGTTCGAGCTTACACGCAAGCTGCGTCATAAGATCGAGTACATTCACCGGCGTCTTGCGAGCGCCGATACCAGCGTAGAACTTCATGTCTTGCTCCTTACCCAGACCACGCTGGGAAGTATGTTGCCAGAGCGGCGAATGAAGCGCATGCGTTCGGTACCCAGGAGGGCACGACCGACACGCAAGGACAGGCTGACAAACAGACCAGCGATAACGCCAGTCATCATGCCTGCGTAAGAACCAGCGAACGCGATGACAAAGCCACCGGTTACGATGATGTCCACGTATGCTGTGTATGCGAACACCCGGCGGAAGCCGATGTACGAGAGCAACCACAGCAGAGTGACTGCAGCAATAAAGCCTTGAACGATCATATCCACGTCTGTCTCCTTATATGAGGGAATGGATAACAACACGAATAGGACAACCGGCGCGTAAGCGCCGGCCATCCTATGGTAACTACCACGATGGTGGTGGGGTTGTGTCCTTGAGCCAGCAGAAGCGTGACTGGTCCAGGTGTGGGAGGAAAACGTAACCGAAGTACGAGTAGCTAGTGCCGCTCGGCCCTTGATCGTCTGGATCCAGGGCGATGTACAGGTCACATGATTCAACTATTTGATGATCCTTGTAAAAGGTCTTGAAATAGTTGTTGACCTGCAACATCTTGTGCTCTTCGAGCGCTTCGAGCGCACGTGCTGCGTAATTAGCGTCACGCGATGTGAGTTCGGTACTCTTGATGGGCATGGCCAGGCTGGTGCCACCCTTGTACTTCCAGTACTGAGGGCATGCGCCTTCGCCGTCCCAATCATGGGCACCGTAGTTCTCGAGGTCTTGCGTGTGGATCACGAGGTAATAGCTCATGTCAGCTCCTTATAGTAGCTATTGGGAAGGTCGAAGCACACGGGTGAAAGTGGTGGCTTACCTGCCTTCTCTCGTGCGGCGTTTATCGAACGGAACTCGGCGAGGTTGCGCTCGCGGTTCTTCTCGGCGAGATACTCACCGAGCTTGTCGCCCGCGTAGTAAGTCAGAGCGAACACGCCTGCGTAGTAGGCTAAACGGATCATGAGATCCATGGGACACCTCCAGGGTGTAGTGGATAGACACTCGGAAAGGGACAGCGGCGCAAGCCACTGTCCCTGTGAACGCTACGCGTCCTTCGGCTTCGGCACACGGATGTGCAGCTTGCCGTCGGTGGGGAGCGCATCCAACACGACGTTAAACGAACCGTCTTTGTTGGTCCAGGCGGAGCCGATCTTCAGCCAGTAGGCCTTCTGATCTTCGCCGCGGTCCTTAATGCTGTAAACAGCATGTGTCGGGAGGTTACTCATATCCTTCTCCTTGTGAAGGTGGTTGGAGTACACCACAAAAAGGACAACCGGCTCGTGAGAGCCGGCCATCCTGTGGTGGTTACTGCTGGGTGTATCCAGCGGTGAGGTCCATGTCGACACGAAGCATGTCAACACGCTGGGAGGACACAATCTTGAACTCGTCGTGATCGTCCAAGATGTAGTGCGTGAGGTTAGCGAGCATGCTCGCGTCCACGCGCAGCTCGAAGGTGACCTCGCTGTCCATCCAGGTCTCGAAGTCGATGCAGGACTCAACGATGTCCTTGCAGTATTTGAGACCACCACCACCGGTGATGAAGCGTACCATCTTGATGAGGCCGATCTTGTACCGGGGACCGGTAATCATGATGATGAAGTCATGCATATTTATCTCCATGTTGGGTTAGTGACAACACGAATAGGACAACCGGGGCGTAAGCCCCGGCCATCCCGGTCGTGCTAGTGCTTGGGGTCACTGTTGAAGTCCAGCGGCTCCTCGGAAGCATCCAGGCGCTCTTGACGGTTGTACTCGTCAGCGAACTCTTGGGCACTGATGTCATACGTGGTGCCGAACCACGTGCACAGCTCAACTAACACATCGAGCTGTTCTTCGATACTGCACATTTCTTGCGCAGTGAGGCATACATGCGACATATCCATCTCCTAGAGGTTGGTGAAGCACGTGAGGCAGATGTCATTCGGGTCTTGCGAGTTATCGCAGTAACCACAGGGCTCATCTACGTTGCCCTCGATCTCGTCTTTGGTGAGGCGTGTGCAGCACTTGCCACGGCCATCATCGAACAGGTACTTGACTGGTTTGTCGCACTGATAACAGTACAGAGTCATGTCCATCTCCTTCTCAGGTGAAAGGTCGAAGTCGGCCAGGTAATTGCCATCAACGACGAATACCTCGCAGGCACCATCGCGGTACAGCTGCTTGGTGTCGCTGATGATTGTGTCCAGTTCGATCGCGGTGTATGTCTTTGCGACCCCGTGAACGAACTCGTCGTAGCCATAACCGCTGCAACGAATATATTGTGCAACCAAGTAGATCATGTCTGTCTCCTTGAGGTGATTTGATTACAACACGAATAGGACAACCGGCGCGTTAGCGCCGACTGCCCTAGTGTGGATTTCTTTAGGTGATTTCGAAGTACCACTTACGCGTGTTGTTGCCACGGCGGAAGTCGATATCGTGGTCGATACTGGCGGCGCCTACGATGCCCGCGGCAGCGAAGCAGCGACCGATCAGTTTCGGAGAGGGGAGACCACCGGAGCGCGTGAGCGCTGCGTTGGTCTGGGGGTGATTGATGCGATAGACGTTATCGCGAACTTGGGAAAGAGTTTTCATAGCAGCCTCCTGGCCCTCGGTGAAAGAAAGTTCAAAAAGAAAAGACAGCCGGCGCGTAAGCGCCGACTGCCTCGGGGTTATCTACGAAGTGCGATACTGGGACCAGGTGGGGAGTTTCATCTTTAGCCACAGGCGTTTGATCTCGGGGAGATACGTGTCTACAGCAACGACGCAGCAAGCAACGAGAAACAAAAGGACGAAGAAGCGCCAGAAGACGTTCAGGAAGATAGTGCCGAAGAAGGCAAGCCAGAAAGCGCAGAAGCTAAGGACCAGGACGGACAGTGTATACACTGCAGAGACCTTCAGTACTGAGAGGATGCGATACATGTCGTACTCCTAATGGGGAATTGGATACACCCGTACTAGACAGCCGAATCGTTAGATTCGGTCATGTTTGATACAGGGTATTTTGTTTGACGTACTGAGTAACTCAGCTACGGAGTGACTTAGTAACCCAGTGCGTAGATCACTCAGTCACCCAGTAACTCAGCGACCAGGTGCTAAGTTACTCCAGTCTGGAAGGTTCCTTGGAAAGTTGGGAGTACGACTCTCTGTCTCGCCTTGCTCGGTTTTGTGGACGGGGTGACTTCGTGACTACGTTACTAAGTCCCTCACTACTACCCGGCTTTCTCTTTTTTCTACATATAATTTTTCACCCGTCAGGGGGTTGACTACAGCCCCTTTTATACCTATAGTATGGACTCAGCCGAAGTGGGCTGTAACACGAAATGACACAATCGTGTCATAGCGAATGATATAATCAATCTAGAGGTAGCACTCATGAATGACACCGACACGATCGATCCCAACTATGACGAATTCGAGCGCGACGCAATCCCCCGCGGTGACGTTGTTACCATCGATTTCAGCACGGCGCTCGCGCTGCTCAAAGGCGGTCAGTGCGTCTCGAGGCTGAACTGGAACGGACCCGGCCAGTGGCTGCATCTGCAGGTACCGGATTGGGGCTCGAAGATGACGCTCCCGTACATCTACATCAACACCGTGCAGAACGGTCGTGTACCGTGGCTGGCCTCTCAGACCGACCTGTTATCGAACGACTGGTATGTCGTTGCCGGCATCCGCGCCGACGACTCGGAGACATAAGGGTAATGGAATCAGAGAGGGGGCAATCAGGCCCCCTTGTTACCCCCACTCAGTCACCAAGTAACGGAGTAACGGAGTGACCAAGTCATGAAGAAACTAATCACGATCGCAATCGTCCTGATGTTGTCAGGATGCGTCAGCGCCCCCGCCCTCATCGAGTGCGCAGGGGATTCGAATGTCTGTTACGTGGTACGTGACGGATTCTATTCCGAAGTCATCTACCTGCGGAGGAAGCCATGAAGGAAGGAAGCAAGGGCATGCCCGCTGCCGAGTTCGAAATTTCACGCCTCCAGAAACTCGTCGCTGAGTTGGAAGAGGATAACCAAGAGGACCGGAATATGAGCACTTTCACGTACACTGACCTACCCGAGACGGCCATCGCAGTCTTCTGCGACGACGACATCATCATCTACTACGACAAGCCGAGCGGCGCCATCTACGTCGACGAGGCACCGGATCGGGATCCGTATCGTTGCAGTCCGGCGACCCCAGCAGCACTCCGACAGCTGTACCGTGATGGCGAGGCCCTGACGCGGGAAGAGTTGGCGATTGCTTATCCGGATGATTACCGTAAAATGACGTCCGGGCAGTGCGAAGAAGAGTGCACTTCGGAGCCCACGGACGACGAGATTTACATCGAGGACGCAATCGCGGCCATCAATCTTTTATCACGCTACTTAGGAGCGAAGTGATGACAGTGGCAAGACTGGAAGCAATGTTTAACCCCGCCACGCGGGACCTAACGCCCCTTGAGAATCAGCGCATCCAGCGCATCAGGGATCTATCCATGCAGTTGGCCCAGCAGTTCTACCCGGCCGACGGCCACGAGAAGCAGCAGGCCCTGGTCCACTTGGAGGCAAGTTGCATGTGGGCCATCAAGGGAATCACCCATGGCGAATGATGCGAACATCAAAGTAGGCCGCAAGGTCCTGATGGTGGGAGGTCCGGATGCAGGACGCATCCGGGTTATCCCCGAGTCAGCCGGCGAGTTCGTCAGGGGCGAGAACGATTGGGTGTATCAAATCCGCACGCTGAGGTTTGGATCCGGCGAGCAACCCATCCACTTCGCCTTCGCCGCTGACCAGCACCCCGGGCAGATGTTTGTGCAACTGTGGCGAGAGTACGCCCCGGCCATCCAGATTAAGGGTGACGAGCTGTACCATTCGTATCAGAAGATCCGCGAAAGACAGCCCAGCAGCACTTGATCTATGCCATGGCCTAAAGGCAAGCCTCGACCGAATGCGGCGGCCACACGTGCTACGCAGCACTTCAAGACGTGTGGGCATTGCGGCGAGGAAAAGAGTCTGGCGGAGTTCCCCTTCGCGCACTGGCGCAAAGGGTGGAAAAAGAAGAAGGCCGCTGACCCTACGAAGTATCGGGACAACTGCAAGGATTGCACGCGTTATCAAAACGCGGTTGAGGCCGACCCGGACTTCCCTGTTGATCGGGGAGTACGTCCGGGTAGGCCCCCCAAGGATCGGCCGCATCGTAAGCTGACTGAGAGGGAGAAGAAGGATCGAGACAATGAATATAAATCCAAAATACGGCGCAAGACTCGCATCGCCTGCCTACGTTACCTCGCTCAGAAGGGGTGCGGGGTTTGCGGTTGTAAAGACCCTCGCGTCCTTGAGTTTGATCACCTGGATCCACGAAAGAAAAAAGGATCAATTGCCACTCTGATCTCACAAGGGTATAGTTGGGCAAATGAGAAGCTTCGGAAGGAGATTCGCAAGTGCCGTGTACTGTGCGCGAACTGCCACAGACTCCATACAATAGAACAACAGGGGTACTACCAGCATGATGACGTTAGACGAGAGCTTAACAAGTTGCTCGAAGCGGCGGGGGTTGACCAGTGAACTCATTGCGCAAATGCAGGCCGGTACCGCTGCCTTGGACCAGATTACCGTACAAGACTGGCTACAGATCGCTTTTATCCACGCCATCGACTCTGGGATCATACATTTGGAACAGCCTGTCGTGTACGGCGGGCAGCGCTTCAACGTCCACATGTGCATCGACAACATCGGACCATCACAGTCGCTAGACGACGCACTGAGTAGCAAACAATGACAGACAAACAAAGCTTTTTTCCCGAAAAGAAAGAATCCTCGAACCTTTCTTTGGTCGAGGAGCCAACGCTGCCGGAAGACCCGCGGCTGTCGGAACTGTTCGAGTTTTATCGCGAAGAGGGCATGGTACGCGTCGTGCCCATGACCGTGAAAGAGGACCCGACCGATACTCGGCTGCTGCTCCTCGTAACAGGTGACATCGAGACTTCCTCGGTGATCTTTGCGCAACTCTACCAAGCGGTCACGGATTTGGCCGACATTCAGGCACAGCAGGAAGCTAACGATGAGTCTCGCATCATTACTCGTTGACCTGACGCCCAAGGAAGCACGGTACGTCGAGCTACGGCTCGGCGGGATGGGGAAAGTCGCCTCTGCCCGAGGCGCCGGCTACGCAGACCCCGGCAAAAACGCAACTCGGCTCGAGAAACACAAGAAGATACAAGCAGCGTTGGTTGAAGGGATGCATGAAACCGCCCAAGAGGTTGGTTTCACGCGCAAGGACGCGCACGACATGCTCTACTCCGCTTATCTGAGCGCCGCCACGGCCACCGAACAGGTCATGGCAGTGCGCGCGATGATCGACTTGCACGGCATTGCCGTTCCGCAGAAGGTCGAGGTCGAACACAAGCACACTCACACCATGCAACTCGAGCATCTCGAGACGTCCGAGCTGATGAAGTTGGCCAACATGGACGGGCTGACGCTCGAGGGTGAGTACGAAGTGGTGTACGACGACGACCCAGAGCTTATCGAGCATGACAAGTAGCGACTATATCCAGAAACAGTGCCCAACGTGCGAAGAAGAGACGTCCCATTGGGTAGATAACATGAAATGCATTCCCTGCACCGACAGGGAAGCCGCCGAAATGCTCGTTGCGACCAAAGCCAACACGGCCGCGAAGAAGAGAGCCCGGAAAAAGAAGAAAAAGCGGGAATCTGAGCGCAAGAGGTCCGCAAAAAACCGCGCCGCGGACATTTTGACCGACAAAACGGACACTGAGCGCGCTCAAGAGGAGTTGGCACGCCGCGAACTCGCAAAACGGCACCTTTTGGCCTTCATTTTGCGCTATGAGCCGAAATACTTGGTTGGCTGGATGCACAAAATGCTCGCCGACGAGTTGATGGCGTTTTCAGAGGCTGTCGCGAACGGAGAATCGCCCAGATTGATGATTACGATGCCCCCGCGGCACGGAAAGTCCATGCAGGCGTCGCAGTACTGGCCGGCATGGCACCTCGGCAGGTATCCCGAGCACGAATTCATTAACACGTCGTATGCGCAGTCGCTCCAGATGGACTTCTCGCGCAAGATCCAGGAATTAGTAAAGTCGCATGACTATCACTTGCTCTTTGGTAACCTCGGCGTTACTAAGAAAAACGAAGCGATCGAACGCTGGAGTCTCTATGACTACGATAACGAATGCAGGACTGGAGGCGGAATTCTGGCGGCTGGTGTCGGTGGCCCGATTACAGGGCGTGGCGCCCATGTACTGCTTATTGACGACCCCGTTAAGAACCGCGAAGAGGCTGAGTCCGAAACTGTCCGCGAAGGCGCTAAGGCGTGGTATTCGTCGACAGCATATACCCGTCTTGCCCCCGGCGGGGGAGTCCTCGTTATTCAAACCCGGTGGCACGATGACGACCTGTCTGGTTGGCTACTGACCGAGATGCGAGAGGCTGAGAAAGAACTTCAAGCGACCGGTGTGTGGCCAGAAGACGCAGACCACTGGCGCGTCATTGATTTCCCTGCGATTGCTACAAAAGATGAGAAGTACCGGCGCAGGGGCGAAGCCTTACACCCCGACAGGTATCCGATCGCTGCTCTCAAGAAAATCAAGCGCACGCTGGCTCCGCGAGATTGGGCAGCGCTTTATCAGCAAAATCCGCAGGTAGAAGAGGGCGCATACTTCCAGAAGAAGTTCATGCGCATGTACAAGGACAGGCCGGCGTACCTCGACATCTTCGCCGCCGGTGACCTCGCTATTTCCAAGAAAGAACACGCGGATTGGTCCGTCTTCTATGTGGCGGGGCTCGACGAGCAAGGCAACGTCTACATCCTGGACGAGTACCGAGGTAAGTGGGATGCCAGCGAGATCATTGACGTTATGTTCGAGATCCACCGTGTGTGGAAACCGAAGGCGTTTGGCTTGGAAAAAGGGCAGATTTCGCTTACACTTGACACATTCCTCCAAAAGCGAAAGGAGGAGGAAGGGCTGGTTGATCTGTATGTCGAGGAGTTACCACCCGGCAAGCAGGACAAGGAGCTTAGAGCAAGAACGATTCAGGGCATGATGGCGCTTGGTAAAGTTTGGTGGCCAGAAGGTGCTCTGTGGGTTGACGAGGCAATTAACGAGTTGCTCCGTTTCCCATCCGGTGTAAAAGATGACCGTGTGGACGCCGTCGCATGGATTGGCAAAATGATTGCTGAGCGCAGGTTCGCTGGCGGGGGACGAGTAAAAACCCCTGACAGCAAAAGCTGGCGTAAGAAGCTTGCCGGTTATTTAGGCAAGCAAGGTTCACCGAGCAAGAAACCACACATGGCGGCGTAATATGGCACCTCATCAAAATATCTATGGCGGCGACGAGCTTCTCGAGTCTGACAAGCACCCGGTCACGAACGACACCGCCACCGAAGACAGCATCGTCGAAAATCAATGGAGAGCTTACACGCGGGCACGCGACGCCGGCCACCTGGATTGGGTGGAAGAGGCACGCGGGTTCGACGACTACTACTACGGTGATCAGTGGGACACTGACACCAAGACCACACTCGACTCAGAAGGTCGACCATATCACACCGTAAACCTCGTTTTATCGACCGTTAACGCGGTTACTGGTGAATATATCAAATCCCGACAGGACATCAGCTTCCGGCCGATGGGCAAGGGAGCAAACCAAGAGACAGCGACCGCACTGCGATTCCTATTCAAGCAGATTGCGATCAACAACAAGACCGAACACATCGAGAAGATGATGTTCATGGACGGGTTGATCCAAGACCGCGGTTTCATATACTACTACATGGACTTCACCGACAACCTTGACGGAGAGGTACGCGAAGAGGCTATCGACCCCACCGACGTTATTCTAGACGCCGGCGCAACAGATTATGACCCGCGTACGTGGAGCGAGGTCCACATCAGCCGGTGGATGACACCGGACGAGATTGGCGCGCTGTACGGGCTGAAGTATAGAGAGCGGGTCGAACTCGCAGCAGCAAACGGCACATTCGGGCATGACAGCCTCGAATGGGAGGCACCGACGTTCAGCGGCGAACGCTATGATTCGGAGGTCTTCTTCGAGGCTTCTGGCGAAGAGGTCAAGCGCGTCAAGCGGATCAGAGTCATTGAGCGCCAGTACCGCAAGCTGGCCCGCACTGCGTACTTCGTAGATCGAGAGCGAGGCGACATGCGTCGCGTCCCCGAAGGTTGGGACCTAGACAAAGTCAAAGCATTTGCAGAGGTCAACGAGCTGGGCCTCATGTGGAAGCCCGAACGCCGGATCCGCGTAACGATCACAGCCGACAAGATTCTCTTGCACGACAAGTGGTCGCTGTTCGACCAGATCAGCATCATCCCGTTCTTCCCGTACTTCCGCCGCGGTCGTCCGTTCGGCGTCGTACGCAACCTCGTCAGCATTCAGGATATGCTGAACAAGGTATCCTCGCAGGAGCTGCATGTAGTCAACACCACCGCGAACAGCGGCTGGGTGTTCCAGCAGGGCTCGCTCATCAATATGGACGCGGATGACTTGCGCTCGCAGGGCTCGAAGACCGGGCTCGTGCTCGAGATCGCCCAAGGCTATGAGCCGCCAGTGAAGATTCAGCCGAACCAGATCCCCACCGGCCTCTCCGAGATCAGCTCGAAAGCCGGCATCTACTTCCGCGAAGTGTCAGGCGTTAACGAGGCCCAGCTGGGTATCGGTCGCTCTGACAGTTCGAAGGCGCTAGAGTCGCGCCGCCGGGGTGGATTGATCCAGCAGGAGATTGTGTTCGACAACCTCGAACTCACCCGCAAGCTGCGCTCGGAAATTATACTCGAAGCAGTGCAGCGCTACTACACTGAGACCCGGCTCATTAACATCCTCGAGAAGAACGAGGATGGTGACGACGAGCAGATCGAGCTTCAAGTCAATCAGCCTACATTCGAGGTAGATCCCGAGACTCAGGAAGCGATCGAGATAATCCGCAACGACCTGACCATCGGCGAGTACAGCACAGTCATATCCACCGTGCCCCGCCGTGACACGTACGAGGAAGCCCTGTTCGACCAGCTCATGCAGATGCGTGAAGCCGGCGTTCGGATCCCCGACTACGTGTTGGTCGAGGCATCACAGCTGCCTGACAAGAAGGACGTTGTCGAGGTCATCAAGAAGATGGAAGGCCTCGCCGCCCCGACCCAGGAAGAGATGGAACGGCAGAACCAGCTGGCCGATCTCGAAATGCGGTTGCTCAGTGCAGAGGTCATGGAGAAGGAAGCACAGGCGCAAGAACGGCAGGCCAACGCCCAGCGTTATCAGGCGCAGGCCGGCGCCGAGTTGCAGAAGCCAGAGGTCGAGAAGTTGCGCATCGGAACAGAGGCCCGCACCAAGATGGAAGGTATGGGCATGCAATACCAGTCAAATCAGGACGATTTGATGACCAGGATTCGCATTGCCCAAGGAAAAGAGGGTACAATGCGGGATATCGCGAAGATCGAGTCGATGACTCGTCGGAACGAAGCAGGGATGAAGAGAGCAGCGTCTCTACAAGATTCCCTGATGACTATCAGAGACAAGGCCCGGGATCGTGCCGCCGGTGCTGCCGAGAAGGCGGCGAAGAAAGAACAGGCATGATAACTCGCCCCGGTAGGGCGTTAAACGAAAACAGGAGCAGTACCCATGTCCAAGAGCAAACAGGACACGTCGGGCCGCCCGGATGATCCGGATCTGGCACCAGACGCAGCGTTGGCGGAAGACCTCGGTGACGAGGATGAACGTCGGACTAAACAACTTGAGTACACGGGCGGCGACGTCGATGACATCGACGATTTCGACCCAACAGGACTCGATGACGGAAGCGACCTGAACTTTACAGCCCCGGACAACGTAGAGGGCAGTGACGACGGGGAAGCTGGCAAGGAAGAGGAAGATGGCGAAGAGTCTGCTGGAGAAGATGAAGGAAAAGAAGGAGAAGACGAAGCCGCCGCTGCTGCTGCCGGCGAGGCCGACGAGTCCGGAGAAGAAGCTGAAGCAGAAGCAGCCGAGGCCGAGGGCGACGACGACGGAGAAGCTTCTGGAGAAGCTTCGAAACCGCAAGGCATCCCGAAGCGCCGCTTCGACGAAGTAAACGAACGCCGCAAGGCAGCTGAACAGGAACTCGCCGATCTGAAAGCCGTGAAAGTGGCTGAGGAAGAGGGCGAGGCCGAGACGTTTGACTTCGACGCCAAAGAGGACGAGTACATGGAACTCCTCCTCGACGGCAAGACCGACGAAGCCAAGGTAATCCGCCGCGAGATCCGCACAGCTGAACAGGCTGCCTGGACGTCGCAGACCAAGAGCGAGACCCACTCCGAGATCCAGCAGTCAGACGCCGAGGGAGAGATCACTTCCCTGTCGACCGAAGCCGAGAAGATGTTCCCCTGCTTCGACGAGGACCACGAGGACTACGACTCAGCGATCACCGGCAAGGTGTTGACGTACTACCGCGGCTACTTAGCCGGCGAAGAGTTCGACAACATGCCTGATGCCTTCGTGGCAGCGCTCGCCGACGTGGTTGAGCAGTACGGTCTGGTCGATAAGTACAAGGTGGACATGGGCGGCGAGCCGAAACCCAAGCCCAAGAAAGATGATCCGCCGCCCAAGAAAGACACAGCGAACAAGGAAAAGCTGAGTGAGCAGGCCCACACACCGGCGATTAAAGCCGGCAAGGGTGCTGACGAAGCAGGAGTAGCTGCTCCTGACATCATGGAAATGACCGACGAGGACATGGACAAGTTGTCAGAGAAGCAACTCGCGCGGATGCGAGGCGACTACGTCTAGTTTATACCGCAAAAAAACTGCACTGAGCCCGCAGGAATTCACGTTTTTCGTGAATTATGCGGGTTCTTTTATACCGTAGGTATTGACATCTGCGGTATATATCGTCGATAATCAGACCTCGTCCTACGCTCCGGACGGAAAACCTGCAGCGGAGCCGTCCTCCTAAAAAGCGAAATCACGGCAGGCACGCCGGTAAACTGATCCAAAAGTGATTGATTTCGTTTTTTCCGTTAAGAGGAGGACAGTCTAATGACTGTTACAAATTTTAATGCGCTAACCGACGAGCAAAAGACCGTATGGTCCCGTCAGGTATGGAAAGCCGCCAGGAATCTGGCTTTCACGACCAAGTTTACGGGATCGGGTCCAAACTCGATGATCCAGCGCATCAAGGAACTCACGAAGAGCGAGAAAGGAACTCGCGCCGTTATTACACTGGTAGCCGACCTCGAAGAGGACGGTGTCGCCGGTGACCGCCAGTTGGAAGGCAATGAAGAAGAGATCAAGGCGTATGACCAAGTCATAACGATTGACCAGCTTCGTCAGGCTAACCGACATAAAGGTCGCCTCGCGGACCAGAAGAGCGTCGTAAACTTCCGTTCGAACTCGCGTGACGTTCTCGCATACTGGCTGGCCGACCGTATCGACCAGCTTGCTTTCCTGACGCTTTCTGGCGTTGCCTATACGTTCACGAACCGCGGCGCAAGCCGTAGCTCGGCCGCTCTCTCGGAACTCGAGTTTGCTGGGGACGTAACTGCTCCCTCGACGAATCGTTACCGTCGTTGGGATGCCACGAGCGGTTTGGTCGCCGGCGCAACGAATGTTGTTGCTGCTGCTGACACGCCATCGTGGGCCATGCTGGTTGAGCTGAAAGCCTACGCCAAGGACAAGTACGTCCGCGGTATCAAGGGCCCGGGTGGACAAGAGTTCTACCACGTGTTCATGAACCCGCAGGGCATGGCTAAGCTGCGCCAGGATCCTGATTACCTCGCTAACGTCCGTAACGCTGGCGTCCGTGGCGGCTCGAATGAGCTGTTCAAGGGCACCGACAGCGTGATGGTCGACGGCCTGATGATCCATGAATTCCGTCATGTCTACAACACTCAGGGCGCCGCAAGTGGCTCGAAGTGGGGTTCAGGCTCGACGGTTGACGGACAAGCCGCTCTGTTCTGTGGTGCGCAAGCACTCGGACTGGCAGATATCGGCGCTCCGGAATGGGTCGAGAAGGGCTTCGACTACGACAACCAGCAGGGCATCAGCATTGGCAAGTTGTTCGGCTTCTTGAAGCCTGTCTTCCGTTCACAGATTGACGCATCCGATGAAGATTTCGGTGTAATCCGCGTCAACACTGCAATTTAGGGAGGGTTGAACAATGAGCCTTACATCTGACGTCCGTCAGTTCCCCGTCGTGGCATACGTAGAGTTTACGTACGCTGAAATTCCAACCACAGCGACTGCTTACACATCAGTTGCCGTCCCCGTTGGCTCGATTTTCACCCTGATGAAGATCTTCATTACCACAGCTTGGGCTGCTGGTGACCATGATCTTGACTTCGGTGATGCGACCGACGCGGACGAATACTCCGGTACGATCGTCGAACTGGATGGCTCGGCTGGCTTCCCGGCCAACCAGCCCGTCCTGAGCGGCTTTCAAACCACGCTCTCTGAGCCAGACCTTGTCTTGACGCCGACGCATAGCGCGGGAGCAACGGCAGGCGCCGCCCGGTTGTACGTTGAGTACATCACGGAAGGCCGGTTCCACGAGAACTACGAGTAACCGACTGCTACCTGTAGGTCCGCCTACGCCCCCCCGGTAATCCGGGGGGGATTTTTGGTGCAAAAGAGCCTACCAGTCTGGTATGATTGGTGGGTTCTTTTAATTACAACAGAGGAAAATCCAATGCCTTGGATGAGAGCCCCGTATACGTCAGTGGTCAACTCGCTGACAGGACACTGCATAGCAGCAGCAGCAGACGAGATCGTCCACGTCCCCGAAGATGTCTTCGAAGAAGCCAAAGGAATTGGCTGGGTTTTACACGAAGCACCCGCAGAGGAAGAGACGGTAGAAGCCCCCAAGCAACTGAGCGACAATGTCACAGAGTCACCTAGTGTCGAAGTAGACGACTTCCAAGTCGAGCTGGACCAGGCTGTGCTCAGAGTGATCACGCGTAATCTCGAATCCGATTTCAAACCCGACGGTAAGCCGAAGGTGAACTCGGTAGTTGCTGAAATGTCCCCGGATGTGAAAAAGCGTCCATCGGCGGGCCAGATCGGCAAGACGTTCGAGCGTATGCAGGACAACGTCAATCTGTCAGACGTATAGGACAAGTAAATGGCAACCGCGCAAGTATTGATTACGGAAGTCCGTCGTGTCATCCATGATGAGAGTTCCCCATATCGCTGGTCAGACTTAGAGCTGATCGACTACATAAACGCGGGAATGCGCCAAATCGTGCAACTTCTCCCGGAAGCCAACACCATCACATCAGCGGTGCAGCTTACGAACAATCTGGCCAGACAGGTATTACCGTCAGGGGGCATCAAATTTATCAAAGCGTCGCACAATTTCAACGACGCCGGCACAGTCCGCTCTGGCACCATACGTTACGCAGAGAAGGACGCGCTCGATACGTACGACCCGGATTGGGAAACCGACGTTGCGATCAAGGCGGACACCGACAACTTCTATCTCCACTATTGCCATCTGTCGGAAGAGCCGAAGGTCTACTACATGTATCCGCCCTGTTCGGCGTCGAAGTACATCGGGCTGGTCTATTCCGCGATCCCCACGGCTCTGACTGCTGTCGGCGATACCTACGGGCTCGACGACGAGTACATCAACGCGGGGATCACGTACGTGACCTACCGCGCACTCACCAAGGAAGCGCGGGACACTTTACCCGACGCATACCGCAATGAGTTGTGGAACAACTTCCTGAACACGCTCGGCCTTGAGAAAGAGTCGAAGTGGAAGGCCCGACCGCCCGCACCACCGGAGGGTGAATAATGACTGTTGCTATTTCAACGATGGTTCCCGAGCTGCGCGTAGAGCTGCCGGGGATGATCGAGCCCGTCCTCGAGGCGGCGATATTCAGGGGACTGCGCAAGTTCTTCTGGTTCTCTGAGGCGTGGAAGTACACCTGTGACAACGGGCTCGACTACACGTCCGGACAGCAGGCTATGAACTTGCCAGTCGCTGGTACGGACATCCCGGCCAAGACTGTACTCAAGCGCGTCGACACTGTCCTTTGGGACGCCGGTGGCGACGATTGGGAGAAGCGGATCGAGTTCCGGACTCGCGACCAGCTCGATCGCATCGATGGCAACTGGTTTACGACGACGGGCTCCGAGCCGAAGTACTGGACGTATGACAACACGCTGCCGATCTGGTATCCCATATCAACGGCTACCGTCACTGACGGGGCGCTCCTGCGCTGTGTTATCGCTCCCGTGTTTACACTGGTGGCGGACACACTCCCGGATCTGCTCTACTACGAGTTCGAAGACATATTTAAGGCCGGCATCCTCGCCGACCTGATGAAGATGCCAGGGAAGGATTGGTCGAATCCGGAAATGTCCGTGTACTACGCGGCCATCTATAAAGCCGGCGTCGATGCAGCCAAGTCCCGGGCAGAGGCCGATTTCGGTCAGCCTAACAGGACGATGGCATATGGCGGGCTTTAAGCTAGACTTTTTCAAGGGGCTACGACCGCGCATCACCGCAACGAAACTTGGTGTGGGTGAAGCGCAAACAGCGCAGAACTTGCTCCTAGGCTCTGGTGATCTCGAGCCGATCCCCGACAAGGCGACAGAGCAGGCGCTCAGCATCGAGGCCGGCACGATCTATCGGTACAAGGATGCCTCCGGCAACCTGTGGTTTGAGTGGATCGCTCGCGTCAACGTCGCGCAGGGCCCGATCAAGAACGACTCGTACAACCGTGTCTACTACACCGGCGCCCTGCAGGGCGACGGCAAGCCGAAGTTCACGACCAACGAGCTGGCA